CCACCTGTTCCGCCTCTACCTCCAGTATCTGCATCTCTGCCGCCGCCACCCGTTCTTTTATTACGACCAGATCCACTATTACCGCCGTTACCACCATTACCGCCGTTACCATTATCATCATCATCCTCAACAAAATTAGCTCTAATTTGAATAGTGCCAAAATTATTAGAGTCGGCTTCATTACCTATTGTTAATACAGTTTGAGGTGAAAGCTCCTCACTTAACTGTATTGTATTACCTTGAAAATTATCACCACTTATTATTTCCCAATCATTAAATACACCATCTATTTCTGTAGCATTTAATACTATTTGAACATTATCATCACTCAAAACTTCATATGGTATTGTTGGATTATTACCATTAATTTGAGAACTATTGGCAAAAGCCTGTGTGTTTCCAAGAGGTACTGTGCCAGTTAGTTTCACTTCAAAACTGAATTGATAACCTATCGCTGTTATTTCAACATCTTGAGCTGGCATAGTAAATTGATAACGAGCATTATCATTATTTTGTTGTATTAATTGTATTTGTAAATTTGTTGGAGTTGTAATAAAAGGTCTTAACTGAACATCATCGTAACCTGCCACATAAGTCACAATTAGCTCAATAACATCTCCCTCATTAAAAGATTCATAAATACCATTCAAGCCAAAGTTAATAAGGTCATTATCACCCTCACTTTCTTCATTTAATGTTAGTTGATAGGAAGGTTCTTCATCGATTGTCTCCTCTATAGGTTCTTGTTCATCAACTCCAACATTTAAATTCCAAGTTCCATTCTGACCATCCCAGATCCATTGTCCATTAGAACTCAAAGCACCAGTCATAAAATCACCATATGCCGGATTATATCCAGCAGGTGGAAAACTTGGTTGTGGTTCTAATGTATTCCAAGTGTAACCATCCCAATACCATTGACCTTCAGGACTTAAGGTGCCAGTTAAAAGCACATCAGGAGGAAGATACCCAAAAGGTGGATTAATTGGATTTGGTTCAGTATCGTCTATTTGTGTTTCTTCATCAACTTGCGTGTCACCTAAACTTACAGTCTGTTCTATTGAAGCTTCACCAAAATCATTAGTTACTGTATGAGTAACGACATACTCTCCATCGTCTTGATAGGTGTGTATTGGATTTCTTTCGGTTGAGGTGTTACCATCTCCGAAGTCCCAAAAGTAAGTATTAGCATTGGTTGAAGTATCTGTAAATTGAATTGTCTTACTCATTTTAAATTCCTCTATTCTATAATTTCAAATTCAAAGTTAGCAATTATCGGAGAATAAGGTTCTAATAAATCTTCGAATTTATCTAAAAAAGAATCCGACACTTTGTTTAAAAAATTAAACAATTGTAACTTATCTAGTAGATTTAATTCCTCTATGTTTTCAGATGATGCTCTTTGGTCATCAAGTTGGTTTATGGGATTTATTCCTATGGTATTTAAAGAAGATTTGATTAAAGTCGAATCTAAACTAATACCACCTATAGTAGCAAAATTATCATAATCATATAAATTAAATTCATAGTTCTTTGATGGGTTTAATAATATGTTTGTTTCAAACCTTTCGTACCCACCTATACTTTCTCTACCTGTCCCATCATCAGGTTTAAATAAAGCATACACTACACCAGAAATAGTATAGAAACCTGGTTTCTCATAAAAGTGTTCCAACAATACAGACTCTTCAAGTAACTTTGGTTCTTTCAATCTACCTATTTCATCAGTATATTCAATTTCAGTACCATCACCCCAATTCAATTTAAATAAATAAAAACCTGTATCACCTGGTCTGTTTGCATACTCATCAAATCTGTTTATAGCACTTCTTCCTATATAATTATCTATGTGTCCATCTGGTGTTGGTCTTCCACTTTCTCTAGCATACAGATAATAATTTATCTTACCTTCTGTTGCTAAATAATATTCGGTTGAATTATTTTTTTTATCATAGTATCTGTCCAACCTTATTATTTCATCATCGTTATTTGGATCTGTAACGAATGGTAAAGCATCAATTGAATATTGAAAGATTTCCGAAGTTTCTATATTTGTCCTATATACTATCCCATCCCTAACTTCAGTTTCTAATGTCTCTAAATTACCAGTTAAATAAGGTTGAAAGGTATCTTCATTGAAATTTATATTTTCCCAAAAATCTCTGTTATCAAGAGTCTTTGTCCCTAACTCAACTCGATTGTTGGTTGGTGGTTCACCAGCAATAGATTGATATGCTTGATTTATTAAGTTTTCTATACTTGTGAATTTAACCATTAATAACCCCCAACACCAGTTGTCCCTTCATCATCGCCCTCATCTATTATATCATCTCCACCTGTAGGTGGTTCATCATCTCCACCCCTTTCTCCTGTATCTTCACCTATGGGTGGTGGATCATCTCCACCCCTTTCTCCTGTATCTTCACCTATGGGTGGTTCATCATCTTCAGTAGATGTTAGTATCGTAAATGAAAAATTAACGACTGGTGGATTATTTTCTACAGTAGTGGTACTTGTGTCTTCTTCTGCAGTTATAGTTAAATCATCAACTTTAAATCCACGAGCTCTAAGTAAATCAGAACGACTTATTATCTCTACTTTACATTTAGCACCAAGACCACTATAAGCAACAATCTCATTATTTCCATTAACATGATTTAACCAATACTGTTTGTTAAATCTTTGGTCACTACCTTCTTCTACAACACTTGGATTATAAGTAGCACAAATAAAATACCATTCATTTAAATCTTCAGTCGGTATGCTTGGATAAAGTTGATGTATTACCTCATCACTATAAAAACCAATAGGACTACTTTGACCATTAATACGCCTAGCTCTTCCTTCTACACCCCAATGATTATCTCGTAAGACACCACCACCCTCTCTGACTGCTAATCTAATCCATCTTTTATAATTACCAGCACCATCAATATTAGTTCTTGTTTCTAATCTAAATCCTTCTCCATTATCTTCTAAAGGATTGCCAAAATTAAAAAGAGTTCCTTCAGATGTTTTACTAACAAATCTAACCCACATCGTTATAGTAAAACCATCTCCTAAATAACTTGCAATTCCATTGGAATTTATTTTTTGAAATTCTAATAAGTCATTACCAGGTGCTCTTATTATTATTGCTTGATTTGGTTTTCTTATTTTTAAAAAACCACTTGAAACATTTTGATACTCAGGTCTATCATCCTCTAATGTTTCAATAACATTATCAACATCACCAAGATAAGTGTTAAGTCTATTTCTCATTGACTCAAGAGTCTTACCTTGATTAATACTACTGCCTTCTGCCTGTTCGTCTAATCTTGTTATAAAAGCATTTGGTTGGTTTTCAAAACTAATACGAGATTGTTCGTCTTGTTCTTTATTTTGTATGTCTTCACCGACACCATCACCATCTACATCTTGAAAGATTGGTGTTGATCCAATTAAATTATCAAACTCTGTAAAGAAGTCATTTATTTGGTCTTGGCGAGTTGTTTGATTTGGAAGTAACTCAAATATGTTTGTATCTAATATTTCACGAGCTTTATCTACATCTATTTTATTTCCAAACTTTGGTTTTGTTAATTGACTTAGATTTAATATGTCTGTGAATTCATTACCAAGCTTGGATGCCATAATAACATCAAATTGAATATTACCATCATGTTCAAATCTTATTCTATATTGAGTAACTACTTTTGAAGTTCCAGGTTCGGGAGGGAATTCTTCTTCTATGATAGAAAAATTGTTTTCTATATCAGAAATTTCATTTACAAAAATATATTCACATAATTGATCAAATACTGTACCTTGTAAGTCATCCGTGTTTTCTAAAGTATTCCTATCTTTTTTATAAAATACAAGTGGTTCATCTTCGGTTCTACCAGACTGTTTTTTACCATCACGAATAGTTGTTTGTAAAGAAAGAAGTTCTTCATCAGTTAAAGTATAATCAACAAACCATTTTTTATAAAATATATCACTTACTAATTCACGAGTTTCTTGAATAGAAGTATAAGTAACTCGTCTAACTATAATTTCATCAGGAATTAGTTCATGATCAACTCCTATTTCACCACCACCAATCATTAAAGTTCCATCTTCATGTCGATGATATAAACCTATGTATTGTTCTTCGGGATTAGCCCTAAAATAAAAGTTATCGCCTTCGGTTGCTTTAAGATTAACTTCTACGATAGGATTTGATCCTGACTCATCTGGTGGAGCTCCATAACCCATAATTAAGTCCTCAGTATAAATTCAAAATCGTTGTCGTATATTATCTCTTGACCATCATTATGATTGACCTTTATTAGTATCTTGTAAGCACGATTAGGTTCAAAAGAATTTAGGTCTTGTTTAAAATAGTTAGAAGTCGTATCACAACTCATTGTTGTGTAAGCACTAAATGGAACAACTGATTCGTTTGTTGCCATATCAATAATTGAATATGATCCAGATGGATATGGTATGAAACTACCACTTACAGTTTGAACAGATGTAGAAAAACTTTTTTGAATATATCTTTTACGAGCACCAAATCTAAACTTAACAGTTTCGTTTTCTTTATATGCTTCTCTAAAATGTATTGGATATAAATAATTTTCACTATTACCACTAACATCCAATTCAGTTAAACTACCTGTATTTGAACCAGTTGCTGGTAAATGGTCGTCCCATTTAAGTTCTATTTTTGGAGAGTAAATAGTGTTGGTTTGTCTTGAGAAAAATTTAAGGTCTTCAAAACTACCACTTGATGTTTCCCTACTACCTGAAAGTCTTACTAATAAACCATAATTATTATTTTCACCACTAAACCATTTTTTAGCCATAGTAGTTATGTCCATATTTATATCAGGTGATTCGGATGAAAATGATTGTGTAACTTCATCCCCAGCAATATAAGTTCCACCAACATCTGCCCATTCTATCTCGGAAGCACCATCATAGTTTTGTCTATACTTCCAACTACACCCCTCAGTTGTTTTTGGGACATCACTTTCTTTACCAATTCCTTCATCCCAAGATTCGGAGAGTGGATAAGCTGCAATTGTGTAATCTTCACTTAAACCACTTGTACCTTCTGTTTCATATAACCTTAAATTAAGTTTATAGGTGCTTGGTAAAACAGATGAGCTAATGTAAGTTTCTATCTCATCAGTATCAAATTGGATAAGAAGACGAGTTGGATGATGAAATGCTCTGTCAAAGAAAACTTTCTTTAATTGTAATATTTCATCTTGTCCCGTATTTTTGTCTTTAAAATCTTCACCTGTAAGTTCATTTGAACCACTACTGATAAAGGTATCTTTGGTTGTAAAAAAATATCTATGCATTATATTACCTTTCCATATATATCTTGGTTAGGGTTTCTCAATTCAAATACTGCTGGAGAAATAGATGGTCTATAAATTCCATTTACCAACGCATTGTCAAAGTTATATTGAAAACCATAATTACTATCAGTTCCAATAACCTCACCATCTCCTTTATAATAATAAAGTTTTCTACCACTAGCATACTCATCATTTCCATCTTGAAATAGTTTTAGTTCTTTAATACCGATTACACCATCTAACCCTAAGATATTATATTGTAAATCATTTAGATTTATTGATTGTCTAAACTGAATCTTTTCTATTTTAAAGAAATCTTTTATTACTTCAATTACATTTAGTTTTACTTCTGTTGGATTAAATCTTCTATCGTAGTTAACAATAAAACGAACTCCAAAGTTTATTACATAACCAGAAAACAATGTGTCGTTTATGGTAAATCCAAAATCTACTTGGTCATTTATCATCCTAAACTGATTAAGATAAGTGGCTATATTTTGTAATACAAGTTGTGGTGTTTGAACCAATTGTTTGTTCTGATTATAAGAAAGTGTAGAAACTAAAAGAGTTCCACCATCCAATCTTTCAACATAACATTTAGCAATACTACCAAACTTTTGTGGAAGTGATAATATTCTTGCTTGATAATCTTCTTTAGTAACACAACGAAGTTGAGTAGCAAAGAAAGCAGAAGCGTTTTGTCGTATCTCATCTACGGTTTGTCCATCCGTTCCACCAACACTTGGTTCATCATTTGTTACAGTTATGGTTACACCTGCTGGAGCATTATTTACAGTTGTAAGTTCACCAGCTTGAATATTTGAATCAGCTCCACCACCAACTCTATAAGTAAAAGTTAGCGCGGTATTAGATGGTGTTTCACCTAAATTAAGATTGTTCCCTATAGTATTACTAATAGAGCCAGCTACATCAGAAATATTTACTCCGTTTATAGTTACACCAGCTTGTTCTACAGCATCTACATTTGAACCTGAATTACTAAATCTAAATAATCCATTTCCAAACTGTACTTTATATGTCTGTGTATCTTCATCAAACTTAGATGTAAATTTTTTATTTGCCTTTATGTATTCGGCGACATAAGGTATAGGTATGGATGAAATAGTGTCAGTAGATTCTCCTTGGTCATATGCAGATGTTCTAATACCAGATATGGTACTTTCAGTTGAATCACTATAGTGAGTTTCTTTTAAAACTCTCTCTTGTGCTAAATAATCTACCTCATACCACCTTTGTCCTGACGCATCTTCACATTTGATTATTTCAATTACATCATCTTCACCTAAGTCTAACTCTAAAAATTTAGTGGGAGATGTAATGTTAAATGTTTTTGTTTTAGTTTGACCAGATACGGCTCTGGCAAATCTTGTTAAGGTATATGAACTTGCCTCACCATTACCATCAAGTATTGGAGCACTTATTGCCGGTGTGTTAGAACCACTTGATGTAAAATCTATTTCTTCTGTGGTTTCAAATAATATTTGTGAATCTATATTTGAAGCAATCTGTAATCCACTATCTATTGAGGATGGAGCTTCTCCGTAAAGTGGTTCACCAGTTGTTCCATCAGCATTTATCGTTGTCTCTACTTTTAACCTAACAACAGATGGAGTTTTATTTGGAGTTTTATATCCAAGAAATTCTGATAATCTACGGATATTTCTTTTTTCTGTTGCGGTTGCTAACAAATTTTCTTTGTAGTTATAATCTATATAATAAGAAAGTACATCACCTACATAACTTGACAATTCTATTAACATCATACCAGGAGATGTTTCGTTAAAATCTTTGTATGTGTCAGGAAAATAAGATTTAGTATATTCAATCAAGTCAGCTTTTATTGAACTAAAATCTTTACTTGTGTAATTTACATTCGTTGGTACTAATTTTTGTTTCTCTGTATATGCCATTTTAATATGCTCCACCA